TGAAATTGCACTTGTTAAGGATATGGGTACAGATTATTATGCTAACCCGAAGGCAAGACTTGAAGCTATTCGTGATGGCCGAGGACAGATATCGACGGGGTGGAAAACTGTAGATGAAAAGTTGTATGGGGGATTTAATCGGGGAGAGATAACAATCTTTGCAGGACAATCCGGAACGGGTAAATCCTTATTTTTACAGAATCTTGCGGTAAACTGGGCTCAGGCAGGATTCAACGTAGTTTATCTATCATTAGAATTGAGTGAAAAGTTATCTTCTTTACGCATTGATGCTATGCATACCGGGTTTGAAACAAGAGAGGTAATGCGTAATATTGATGACGTGCATATGAAAGTTCGTGCATCGCAACAAAAGAGTCACGGCTCATTACGCATAAAGCAATTACCAAATGGCTGTACTTCAAATGATGTGCGTGCATATATTAAAGAGTATGAGATACAGACTGGGATTAAAGTTGATGCTATATTAGTTGATTATTTAGATTTAATGATGCCAATGAGTAAGAAGATTTCTGCAGAAAACTTATTTGTTAAGGACAAATACATTACTGAAGAATTACGTAATTTAGCGGTTGAATTAGATATCTTATGTGTATCAGCTTCGCAATTAAACCGTGGTTCTTATGAGGAAGTTAACTTTGATCCTAGTCATATAGCAGGCGGTATTTCTAAAGTGAATACAGCGGATAATGTAATTAGTATTTCTACAAGTGCATCAATGAAAGAAAGTGGTAGATATCAAGTGCAGTTTATGAAGACACGTTCTAGTTCTGGCGTGGGGTCAAGAATTGATTTAGCATTTAATAATAAGAGTTTAAGAATATCTGATTTAGAGGAGGGTGCTGATGACGCAGTAGTTGCATCTTCAAAGACTATGTTTGATCAGTTAAAGAAGAATAGTGTAGTTAGATCAAAGGAAAAAATTGATGCCGATACTGGTGAAATAACAAAAATAACAAATCATTCTTCAAAGGTTGATACATCTGAGGGTGCCGCAGCACTATTCTCGCTTATTAAGAAAAAGTCGATATAGTAGATAAATATAAGAAATTAATCCGGAGATTATAACTTGTCTATCAATCGCAGAAGCAGATCCATTTTAGAGGAAATTAGTACCTATGTTCCTCAGAAAAGTAGAGAGGATCTAATAGAGGCCAGGGCACAGCATATTATAGTTTCGGCTATTAATTTGTTAGAATCAATCGATGAATCCTTTACCGTGGAAGAGGCCGAAGCCCTTAAGAAACGCTTTGTCTCGAGTATTCGTGGTTCGGATCCTAACCGCTTCACAAGAATGGTGAAACGATTAAGAGGTGGCTGTGAAGAGGACGAAGGACTAAATGGCAACTGATCAAAGACTTGTTAAAGATTGGATTCAATTTCTTAAGAATAATCAGATCGTTTCATCTGAATCTGATAAGTCTGGCAAACTACAATATAGGAAAAAAGTCACAGTCGATGTTGTATCCCGTTTTTTGGGTGGAACAAATGATTTCACACCAGAACAAATTGATGGTGCAATTCAGCAAGTTTTATCTAAGAAGGGCGGCGCAGAACCAACAACATCATTGGGAGCAGATGGAAGTGGCGGCAGTGGTAAAAGCGATGATCTTGGTGAACCAACAACATCATTAGGTGCAGATGGAAGTGGTGGCTCCGGCAATAAAAATTCAAAATTATCCCAGACACCTGGTGCTGTTCGTAAGCGCGAACAAAGGACAGCTTCAACGCAAAAGAATAAAGCAGGTGCAGGTGCCTTTGGGCAAATGGCACAACAATTACAAAAGAATGGAGCCGATGCCAGCGAAGAGCCCGACGGCGCCAAGCAATGGGCTCAGTATTTGAATTCGAAGAAAAAGGGACTAAAGGAAGAGATTAGAGATCTATCTGGTGCCGAATTAGACGAAAAAGATATAGAAGAAATTTTTAATTTGTTAGGTGCTAGTTCTGCAGAAACTCAACAGGCAACACCTTCTTCCAAAGACGATACTGCTGAAAAGGTAGACAAATTAAAAAATCTTATCCGAAGTGATATGACACCTGTACAAAGAAAGGCATTATTTACGGCATTAAGTGAATCTGTTATATTCGAAGAGTATGTAGATAAAAATGATGCAGCAGAGATACTTAAATATGCAGTAAGCTTGAAAAAGGGCAGAATAGATATAAATGATTTGCAGAAAACTTGGCAGGCCGGTATTCCACAAAAAGGTATAAAGGCTTTTTCTGATGATACCAGTGATATAAGTCAGTTATTAAGATTGAAGGGGTATGATGTACAGGAAATAAATAGCGTATTTGACAAAGTATTAGGTCCAGTAGATGATGAAGATGATTCCGAAGAAACAGGTGACCCGGCAGCAAGTCCCGCAGCGGTTAAGATAGCTGATTACATTAAGAAGAATAATCTAAAGGATGAGATTGTTGCATTCTTACAGCAAGAATTTGCGGATGATTTGGCCGATGAACCACAGCCTGAACCTGAAAAGAAACCAGGTATATTCAAAAGAGCAGTAAATTTCGGCAAGAAAATGTTTGGTAGAAAAGCAACCACTGAGGAAATTAGACAAATATTCATTAATATTCTCAAAGAAGAAAGACATAATCGTTTGCAATTAATGCAGCAGATAGAAAAAATACAATTAGGTCGCAACAGAAAACAATTAGATGAGGTAGTATCATTAAACGATGTTCTAAAGGCGGATAGTTTTGTTAGGTTAATGAAATCTATAAATACCAAAATTGGTAGTGATATTAATGTTACTAGAATTAAGAATCAAGTCCTACAATCGTGGTCAAAGGGTATGAAATCACGTAAGCATTATGATGATCTACTTAAACAGATTAACCTAAACCTCAACGATTTGATTAAATAATCAGTATATCTATCCTAAATTGGCAAATATTTTCTAACAAATGATAAATAAGTTTATGAATAGGATTAACCTATCACAAATTAAGGAGTTATTAAAATGACACAAAAAGTAAATGGCGCCGCATATCCTGGCGTATGGGTTGAAAGAAAGGTTGCTTTCGTCAAGCTAACATTCAGCAAGGACATTAGGGTTCTTCCTGCTGCTGATCTAGTGGTTCTTGGTACAGCAACACCAGCTGGTGCAGCTACTGTAGCTGATTCCAGCTTTGGAATTGTTGAAAGCTTAATGGTTCAGGTATTAAAGAACCTCGAAACAAGAGCAACAATTCTTGCTATTAGTCCTTCGACCGATGGTTTGATGTATGATGTAATGTTAGGTAATGCAGAAGGTTGGTTCGCCGCTGCAACAGACGGTGTTATTCTTGCCGGCGGCCAAGCAATCACGGGAGCACAAGCTAAAGTGACAACACCTGGCGCAGCACCTACCAATGTGCTCGGTGCAACCGTTGGTGTTACCGATACAGCAGTTACATATGGAATGCGTTTTGCACAATTTGCTACATTGCCAAATGGCACAGGTGCAAATGGTACAATCGTAAATGGCCCAGGATCAACATCCGGTGCTACACCTCCAAACAGCCCAACGGGTACAGCAGGCTGGTACCCAGTCCCAGTCTAATCCGAATAGGATCAAGACAGGAAAAAAGCGCCCTCGGGCGCTTTTTGTTGACTAAAATTTCTATATCATGATAAATATGCAAATAAGGAGTTTTTATGGCATTATCACTAAAAGGCGTTATTTTTTCAGGCAGAACAAGTGCTGGTATGATGTCATTGAATAGTTATATTGCCACACCGGCAGCTACACCAGGGGCATTTGGTGATTCATTCGAAGGCGGCTTTTACACAGGCCTAATATGGAATCAATTAGTCCAATCTACAACAAGTACCCTTATTGCAACAGGCACGCAGGTATTTACTGTTGCAAATATGGTGGTTACGCCAATTGTATATGCAGGACAGGCACTTGAGGTTCGTAGCCGTGCAAATCCGAGTAATAAGATGATAGGCGTAGTTACTGGTGCAGTGGGAACAGCACTTACATTGAATGTAACAAGTGTTGGTGGTTCAGGCACATTTAGTGATTGGTCTATTATGTCGCAGTATAGAGTCATAGTATCACCAAAAGCAAGTGGTGAGGCAACTGCATTACAAGTGAAGAATGCAACCACGGCTTCGCCTGTCGAATGCACTACATTGACTGAGGGTCGTATGTCTACATTAGCAATGGTTGCTGATGGCAATGCAACTGTTTATCCAGCAGCGCATTTTTGTAATAATTTAAGTATAGCAGGTAAAACAGATTGGTATCTCCCTGCTAGAGATGAATTAGAACTATGCTGGCGTAATTTAAAACCTACTGCCGATAATAATTATGTATCGTCTAGCAGACAAATAGGGGAAGATTATAATAATTTGGGCTCTTATACAGATATTTCACAGGATAACGGGGTTAATAGAAATAGTAGTCCAACTGGTGCAGCATATACTACTGGTAATCCTGCACAGGTAGCTGCTGGTATAAATTTTAGAACAGGTGAATCAGAGGCATTTATTTATGGTAGTGATAGTTACTGGTCATCTACGGCATGGTCGACAGATTCGTCCTGGCGTCATTTATATTTTTCTGCACTCCCAGGATTACAAGGTGCGAATGATAAAACTAATACATTCGATGTAAGGGCAGTCCGTCGTTCAATTATCTAAATGTGATAAATAATAGAATATTGTAGGAGTTTAATATGTCTGTATTTCAGGTAAATGGCGGAATCATTAATGATCAAACATTAACTGGTGGCATGAGATTTTTCAAAATAGTAGGTCCTTTTGATTGGACTGTTTCAGATGGCACAGTTAATTTACCAGTTAAAGTATACGGTGGGCCCGGCCCCGGAACAACATCATATTTTGTTGTTGGTAATAATAGACCAGTTCCAAATAGTGCAGCAGAGCTTGTCCTTAGAGAAATTAGTAAGCAAGCTGATATTGTTGTAATAGGATTGGTTCCCGATGTATATTCTTTCACAACTGAAATTCATATTGGTGTTTCAGCATCTGCATTTGGGTGGGGATCGGATGATCCTGCATATGATCTTCCACCAGCCGACGCTGACGAAAAACAATTACCAACAAGCCCAACAGGAGCAGCAACTCAAATGGAAACAGCAATTCAAGCATTACCTAATGCAACAGTTTATGTTACGGTTCCTGCCTGGACACAAGCGAAAGTACCGGTAACGGCAGTGGTTAATTTTGCAGCAGTAACGGTAGAAGAAGTTTCATTCTCGTTGGGTACTATTACATATTATACATTAGCGTAATCGATACAGAATAAGTTAAGGGAGTTAATATGGTATTTAGAGTCAGTGGCGGCATCATCAATGATCAAACATTAACTGGTGGCATGAGATTTTTCAAAATTGTAGGTCCTTTTGCTTGGACGGTTTCCGATGGCACGGTGAATTTGCCGGTATCTGTATCGGGTGGTAAGCCTCTTGGCCCAGGTCCATTTATCTATTATTTTACAGTAGGTAATAATAGACCAGTCCCAAATAGCGCAGCAGCTATTGCTCTTAAAGAGATTGGCAAAAAAGCTGATATTGTTTTGATTGGTTTAGTGCCAGATTTATACGCTGCAACAGATGAAATTCATATTGGTGTTTCAGCATCAGCATTTGGTTGGGGTTCGAATATTCCTGCATATGATGTTCCACCAGCCAATGCCGATGAAGAACAATTACCAACAAGTCCCACGGCAGCGGCAACTCAAATGGAGGCAGCTATTGTAGCACTTACGGCAGGTGGAAATATAGACGTTTATGTTTCTATTGGTGCCGTCCCAAATCAACAAACTGTGCCGGCGACAGCAAGTATTACTTTTGCAGCGGTTACGGTAGAAGAAGTTTCATTCTCGTTGGGTGCGTTGACTTATTATACATTAGCATAAAGATAGTCAACGTGGCAATAAATTTAAACGGTATATCGCTAAGTGACCTAAGTCTATTTAATACGCCAGCACCGATGCTATTAACGGTTGATACAAGTGTAGGTGGCTTAGATATACTATTATCTATGTCCGGTGTTGTGGATGTGGTAATAGATTGGGGAGATGGTAGTCCAACGGAGGCTATTAATACACCGGGAGATATACCACATACATATTCCTCCACTACAATATATCAGATATCAATATCCGGTTCTCTACAAAACTTTGGACCCACAATAGAAGAGTTTGTATCTTCAATAATATCCATAGACAGATGGGGAACCTTGGGATTGGAGGGTCTTTCCGGCGCTTTCGACGGGTATGATAATCTTGTGAGCGTACCTCCAACGTTACCTGCCACTGTTACAAATACAGATGGTATGTTTCGTAATGCTACAGCATTTAATCAAGATATTAGTGGCTGGGATACATCGAATGTTACAACTATGTTTGGTATGTTCGCCAGTGCTACATCATTCAATCAAGATATCAGCAGCTGGAATACATCGGCTGTAACAAGTATGTATAATATGTTCTCTGGAGCCTCGGCATTCGATCAACCCATTGGTAGTTGGAATACATCTAGTGTTACAAATATGTCTGGCATGTTTGGTGGCGCATTTAATCAAGATATTAGTGGATGGAATACATCGGCTGTTACGGATATGTCCGGCATGTTTGGTGGCGCCTGGGCATTCGACCAACCCATTGGTAGTTGGGATACATCTAATGTTACAAATATGGGCAACATGTTTTCCAATGCCACAGCATTTAATCAAGATATTAGTGGATGGAATACATCGGCTGTTACATATATGTTTAATATGTTCAAAGGTGCTTCAACATTTAATCAAGATATTAGTGGATGGGATACATCAGCTGTTACGAGTATGTTTGGTATGTTTGCCAATACCGCAGCATTCAATCAAGATATTAGTAGCTGGAATACATCGTCTGTTACGGATATGGCCAGCATGTTTGACGGAGCCTCGGCATTCGATCAACCCATTGGTAGTTGGGATACATCAGCTGTTACGAATATGGGTATCATGTTTGCCAATACCGCAGCATTTAATCAGGTCATTGGTAATTGGAATACGTCGGCCGTTACATATATGTCTGATATGTTCAACGGAGCTTCAACATTTAATCAAGATATTAGTGGATGGGATACATCAGCTGTTACGAGTATGTCTGATATGTTTGCCAATACCACAGCATTTAATCAGGACATTGGTAATTGGAATACGTCGGCTGTTACAGATATGGGTGTCATGTTTGCTGGCGCAGTAGCATTCAATCAAGACATTAGTAGTTGGGATACATCTAGTGTTACAAATATGATGTTTATGTTCGGGTCTACTAGTGCATTCAATCAGCCTATTATTAGAAACGGTAATAATTGGAATACGACCAATGTCACTAGTATGGATTATATGTTCTATAATGCTACAGCATTCAATCAAGATATTAGTGATTGGTGTGTTACTCTTATTCCTTCATTACCAACCAATTTTGACACCGGTGCCAGTTCTTGGTTATTACCTAGACCAGTATGGGGAACCTGTCCACCATAATAGGTTTTGAAGGTACAAGAATAAGCGCCGCCGGCGCTTTTCTTTTGGTCACGACTTCTGAAAATCTTGATAAATACAAGAATATTCGAGGATTATCTATATGCCAATCAGAACATCAGGTGGCGTCTTTGACGAGCAGGTACTGACAGGTTCACTTGCACACTATGTCATCTGCGGCGCCGACTTTAGCGGCGCAATCAATGGTTTTGGGCAACCTGTACCATTCTCCGCTGCTGAAATTATTTTTACAAAAATTTCAGAGGGGGCCTATATTGATATAATGAATCCAAATAATTGTAATTTGTCATTTGCATTAGAAGCAGGAAGATCTGTATGGAATGATGCCTCGTTAACTGCAATGGTACAATCCTTGGGCCCTGACGTTGGGGTTGATCATATAGATTGTTCCGTTTGTACAGTAACACAAGTTCCGTATGTTTGGAGTTGCGGAACAGGCGTAGATACATTCCTCCAATTACTTGACACACCAGATTCATATGCTGGCGCAGCTGGTCTAGCTGTAACAGTTAATATGGCAGAAACGGGACTAATATTTACTCCTGCCGCTGCGTCAAATGCTTTCGCAGTTATTGAAGTA